GTGATGACTAGATGGTCAAAAAAGGACTTAACAGGTCAATTATTAAAGGCTCAAATGTCAGATTTAAAGGCAGATAAGTGGGAATTAATAGAATTTCCTGCAATTATGCCATCTGGCAAGCCAGTTTGGGAAGAATTTTGGAAAATTGACGAATTAGAAGGCATTCGAGCGTCTTTGCCTCACTCAAAATGGTCTGCTCAGTGGATGCAAGAGCCAACAGGGGGCGATGGAGCAATAATTAAGAAAGAATGGATTAATATTTGGGAAAAATCTGACCCTCCACTAGTAGATTTTATAATTCAAAGCTATGATACTGCTTTTTTAAAGTCAGAAAGAGCAGATTATAGTGCTATTACAACTTGGGGTGTTTTTAGAGTTAATGAATCCGAACAAGCGAATATAATTTTGTTAGATTCTATCCGAGATAGATATACTTTTCCTGAATTAAAAGAGGTTGCTCAAGAAAGTTATTTACAATGGGATCCAGATTCGGTTATCATCGAAGCCAAAGCATCAGGAATGCCATTAACACAAGAATTAAGGGCGATGGGTATTCCTGTACAAAACTATTCGCCAAACAGAGGGCAGGATAAAATTGCTAGGACTAATGCAGTGGCACCTTTATTCGAATCAGGACTCGTGTGGGTGCCAGAAACAAGGTGGGCAGAGGAGCTTGTTGAAGAGCTTACGGAGTTCCCTAATGGTGATCATGATGATTTGGTCGATTCCACTACTCAGGCTATGTTACGATTTCGTCAAGGAGGTTTTTTGAGACATCCATCTGATTATGAAGATGAATCGTTAGAACATAGTGTAAGACAATACGTTTACTATTGAGGTAAAAATGGCTGTAGAAAAGAATAAACCGTTAAAAGTTGTTGATTCTCCTGAAGATGAAGTAGAAATCGAAGTAGAAGAAGAAACACTTGAAACTGAGTTTGATGCAAATAATACTGTTCTTTTAGAGGATGGTGGGGCTATAGTTAATTATGAAGAAGAATCACAAAAGGGGGATATTGATGATTTTTATGAAAATTTGGCAGAAAATATCGACGAAGCTCAACTTAGCGAAATGGCTGCCGATCTTATCGAAGCCTACAAAGAAGACACAGAATCAAGGCAAGAGTGGCTTGACAGCTACACAGAGGGACTCGATCTCCTTGGAACAAGCACTGATGAAAGAAGCGAACCGTTCAGGGGGGCGTCAGGGGTCTACCACCCACTCCTCGCAGAAAGTGCGACGCAGTTCCAAAGTCAAGCGTACAAAGAACTCCTCCCTCCAGGGGGTCCAGTCCAAACGAGGATCGTCGGTGAAAAGTCGAAAGAAGTCGAAGAGCAAGCCGAAAGGGTAAGAGGTTTTATGAACTTTTTAGTTTTGGACGTAATGGAAGAATTCGATCCAGAACTAGATCAAATGTTATATTACCTTCCTTTAACAGGATCTGCCTTTAAAAAGACTTATTATGATCAAAATCTAAGACGACCTGTAAGTAAATTTGTACCTGCAGATGATTTAGTTGTATCTTATACTGAAAGTAATTTACAAACTTGTCCTCGTTTTACGCATATTGTAACTATGAATTATAACGATTTAAGAAAGTTACAAGTATCAGGGTTCTATAGAGATATCGAAATATTCGAAGACGAAGGGTTAGAAGATTCTGAAGCTAAAGAAAAAGTACAAAGTATAACAGGTTTTAGAAAATCGTCTAATATGTCTGATGTAGTAACTTTATTAGAAATGCATGTTGATTTAAATATCGAGGGTTATGAAGACGAAGATAAAAACGGAGAGCCGACTGGAATTGCTTTACCGTATATTGTTACATTAACAGAAGATATGGACGTTTTATCTATAAGACGTAATTATAGAGAAAACGATGAATTAAAACAAAGAATTAGATATTTTACTCATTATAAATTTACTCCAGGATTAGGCTTTTATGGTTTTGGCTTAATACATATGATTGGTGGATTAACTAAATCAGCTACTTCAATATTAAGACAATTAATTGATGCAGGAACTTTAGCTAATTTACCAGCAGGATTTAAGTCGAGAGGATTAAGAGTTCGAGATGATGATCAGCCATTACAACCAGGAGAATTTAGAGATGTAGATGCTCCAGGATCTTCGATCCGTGAGGCGATTATGCCACTTCCTTATAAAGAACCATCAGCAACTTTATTACAAATGTTAGGTGTATTAATAGATAGTGGAAGAAGATTTGCATCAGTAGCTGATATAAATGTAGGCGATAGTAATCAAGGAATGCCAGTAGGTACAACAGTTGCTTTACTAGAACAAGGTACAAAAATATTATCAGCAATACATAAAAGATTACATTTTGCTCAAAGACAAGAATTAAGAATATTAGCTGAAGTAATAAAACAATCTTTACCTATGGAATATCCTTATGATGTTCCTGCAGCAAAAAGGACAATAAAAGAAGACGATTTCGATGACCGTATAGATGTCGTGCCAGTAAGTGATCCAGCGATGTTTAGTATGAGTCAACGAATATCTATGGCTCAAACTCAACTTCAATTAGCACAGGCAGCACCACAGATCCATGACTTACAAGAAGCATATAGACGAATGTATTCAGCGTTGGGTGTTCAAAATATTGATTCTATTTTACCCCCTAAAGCTGAAATGTCACCTAAAGATCCAGCAAGTGAAAATGCTGAGGCTCTTATGGCGAAGCCACTTAAAGCGTTTCCACAACAAAATCACGATGCACACGTGGCTACCCACTCAGCGTTTTTACAAGATCCAAATATTCAAAGAAATCAAATGGCAATGCAAACGCTTATGGCACACATGCAAGAACATCTTGCGTTAAAGTATAGACAGCAAGTTGAACAAATTATAGGTCAACCTTTACCACCAGAGGGTCAAGTGTTACCACCTGAACAAGAAGCAATGTTAGCACAAGCTACAGCTCAAGCTACACAGGAGATAAGTCAAATGGCACAACAAATATCAGGAACAGGTCAGTTCGATCCTATTGTACAATTAAAACAAAAAGAACTTGAAATAGATGCTGCAGAAGTACAAAGAAAAGCATCTGCTGATAGAGCAAGACAAGAACTCGCTGCAGCAAAATTACAACAAGACGGACAAATAAAAGAAAGAGAAATACAATCAGAAGAAGATATAGCAGCATTAAAAGCAAACGTATCAATGGCTAACACAAGGAGATAATAATGGGAAAAAAAGAAGCTAAGAAATTTATTCAGATGAGAAAAGATGAAACAGATCCAGATAATATAGCGATCCTTGAATTAGATATACAAAGAGAGCTTGGTCTTGACCCTAAAGAAATAAAAGAAATGATGGATAAAGTAAAAGGTAAAAAGATGGGTGGACTAAGTAGTTCTGGTGCAATGGGACAAGACTTAGAAAACTATATGGGCGATGAAGCTAGTGCTGCTGGAAATTCAAAAGGTGGTGGTGCAGCAATAAAAGGAACAAAATTTATAGGTCTTAGGTAATGGACTTTCAATATCTTTTAAAAAAGATAGTGACAGAACGACGAGCAGAGTTAAGCGAAATGCTTATGTCGAATGGTATTGCTTCTATGGAGCAATACCAAAATGTTATGGGGCAACTTTCTGCTCTTGCCCACGTAGAAGAAACTTTAAAAAATGTAGCAAATAGAATGGAGAATGCTGACAATGTCTAAAACACTTTTCGTTCCTGACCACATAAAACGAGGTATAGAACAGGGACGCTTGGCTGAGAAGTCAACTTCTAATCCTTTAGATCCATCTACGTTTGGGTTACCGAAGGAAGAAGATAATAAATCTGCCCTTGATAGGTTGCCAAAACCTACAGGTTGGCGAATTTTAATCCTTCCTTATACGATACCGAAAGAAAAGAACGGTATTATTTACGCAGATGAAACTATAGAACGGTCTAATTTAGCAACGAATACAGGTTACGTTGTTAGTTTAGGTCCAGACGCATATAAAGACGAAAATAAATTTCCTGATGGTCCTTGGTGTAAAAAAGGTGATTGGGTTTTATTTGGTCGGTATGCAGGATCAAGATTTAAAATTCAAGGTGCAGAACCTCGATTATTAAATGACGATGAAGTTTTGGCTGTAATAACAGATCCTAGAGATATCTTAAACGTATAAGGAGTAAAAAATGGATAACACACAGGTTCAAGAAAAAGAAGAATTAAAACCTCAAGAACAAGAGCAACTCACTTTAGATATAGAAGTTGAAGAGGATGAAGAAGAACAGCAGGAAACTGCTGAACAGAAAAAAGATAAAGAACTTTCAGGACATCGAGACGATGTAAAAAAGCGTATAGATACGTTAACTTGGAAGTTACGAGAAGCTGAAAGAAGAGAGCAGGCAGCGATTGACTATGCAAAACAAGTAAAAGAAGAAAATGGAAAACTAACTTCTAAATTTAATGAAACTAGTCAAGAGCTTAATGTTCAATATGGTGGTAAAATAGAAAGTCAGTTAGCTGAAGCTAAAAGAGCATATAAGTTAGCTTACGAAGAAGGCAATACTGATGCTATGGCAGATGCCTCTGCACTTATAGCAAAATTAAGTGTAGAAGAAGAAAACGTAAAAAAGAAAAAAGAAGAGTTTTCTCAAGAAAAAGAGGCTAAAACCGAAACAAAAGCTAAAACTGTCGAGGAAGAAATTGCTCAACCACAGCAACAATATTATGATGAAAAAGCACTTCAATGGGCTAGTAAAAATAAATGGTTTGGAAAAAATAAAGCAATGACCTTGACAATTTATGATATTCATCGTACAATGACAGAAGAGGAGGGCTATGATGCTACCTCTGATGAATATTACGAAGAAGTGGATAGAAGAATTAGAGAAGAATTCCCCCAACGCTTTACAGCAGATGGGGAGTACCAAGAACCAGAGTCAAAGAAAGGCTCTGCATCAGGAACAACACGTAAAAACGTCCAGACGGTTGCTCCTGCTAATCGAAACGTAAAAAATGGACGCAATACTATTCGCTTGACTAAAAGTCAAGTGGCTATCGCTAAAAAACTTGGAGTGCCACTCGAAGAATACGCAAAACATGTGAAGGAGCCAGCTTAATGACAGAAGAAAACAAGAATATGAATAGAACCTCACGTGCTGCTGAATCTCGTTCAAAGCAAGAACGCAAAAGACCTTGGAAACCAGCATCGTCTCTTGAAGCACCACAGCCTCCTGAGGGCTATAAATACAGGTGGATAAGAACTGAAGTTAGAGGGTATCAAGACCAGAAAAATGTCTCTGCGAGACTTAGAGAAGGTTTTGAACCAGTTCGAGCTGATGAACATCCAGATTTTCCTGTGCCGACTATCGAAGATGGAAAGCACGAAGGAACTATTGGTGTGGGAGGACTTATGTTGGCGAAGGTGCCAGAGGAAGTTGTAGATGAAAGAAATGATTATTTCCGTCAACAGACAGAAGATCAAATGACTGCAGTCGATAACGACCTACTGAAAGAACAGCACCCCTCTATGCCTATTACAAAGGAGGGAGGGAGTAAAGTAACCTTTGGTGGTCCAAGAACGAAAGTTTAAGGATTAATTTTAACTTTTAATTAAGGAGTCATTCATGGCTAATACAAACCTTGCCTTTGGCTTACAACCAATACAGAAATTTGGTTCTAATGTCAATAATGCAGGCATCTCTGGATATACTCTTTACGAAATCAAAAACGATAATTCGAATAGAATTTATCAAGGGTCTCCTGTGATACCATTAAGCACAGGCTTTATCGATATTGTCGGTGCAGCTGCAGGTGGAACAGTTGGATTACTTGGCGTTTTTGGTGGATGTGAATTTGTATCTTCTACTACAGGGAAACCAGTCTTCTCCAATCAATGGACAGGAAGTGGGGCAGACTCTAATTTCCCTATTAAAGCGTATGTGTATGATGATCCAATGCAACTCTACAAAATTGCAGCAGATGCATCCGTTACAAGCGAAGCAACACTTCGTGGTAATGTTTTTGCAAATGCTAATTTTGCAGCTGGTGCTTCAGGATCAAATACTACAGGTATATCATCTGCAAAGTTAGGAGTAAGCACTATTGCTACTACTGCAGCTTTACATCTCCGTATTATGGGATGGCAAGATGATGAAAACAATAGCGATTTTACTGCTGCAGGTATTCCTGTAATAGTAAGATTAAATAACCACTTCAATTCACCAAATGGTGCGATTGTTGCTGGTACTCCATCAACAACTGGCGTATAGGAGAGTGTAATGCCTATTTCACGAGCACAATTAGCTAAAGAGCTAGAGCCTGGACTCAACGCCTTATTTGGTATGGAGTTCGCTAGATACGAAAATGAACATGCAGAAATTTTTGACACAGAGACTTCTGATCGAGCATTCGAAGAAGAGGTAATGTTGTCAGGTTTCGGAACTGCACCTACTAAGTTTGAGGGATCAGCAGTAAACTTTGATACTGCAAATGAATCCTTCACAGCAAGGTACACACACGAAACTATTGCATTAGCGTTTTCAATAACTGAAGAAGCAATCGAAGATAATCTTTATGATCGTCTTGGAGCAAGATACACACGTGCATTAGCAAGATCAATGGCACATACAAAGCAAGTAAAAGCTGCATCAATATTAAATAATGCTTTTACTGCAGGTGCTTTTGCTGGTGGTGACGGTGTTGCTCTTTGTGATGCATCACATCCATTAACAAGTGGAGGAACATTTAATAATGAGCCTTCAGTTGCAGCAGATTTAAATGAGACCTCATTAGAAGATGCTCTTATTACAATCTCTGGTTTTGTGGATGAAAGAGGATTAAAAATCGCATTAAGAGGCATGAAATTAATCATTCCACCTGCTTTACAATTCGTAGCTGAGAGATTAACTCAGTCAACATTAAGAGTTGCAACAGCAGATAATGATATAAATGCTTTAAGAAATATGGGTATGATCCCACAAGGTTATGTTATTAACCATTTCTTAACTGATACAGATGCGTTTTTTATCAAAACAGATGCACCAAATGGATTTAAACACTTCGAAAGAGCACCAATTAAAACTCAAATGGAAGGTGATTTTGACACTGGAAATATGAGATTTAAGGCGAGAGAAAGATATTCTTTCGGGTTCTCTGATCCAAGATGTGTTTTTGGTTCTCCAGGAGCATAAAAAAAACTTTAAAGGGTGACTAGTCAGTCACCCTTTTTTAATATAGACTAAAACAAACCTTGACAGTTACATGGTGTAACTGACATTTGCCAAGACAAGGAGAGTTACATGGCTAATACAACATTTTCGGGTCCAGTCCGATCAGAAGGTGGTTTTACAACTATAAGTAAAAACGCTACAACTGGAGCAATTACAACACAATCAAGTATTAATTCAAGTGGTATCGCTTCTTTTGATGCTAATAAATTAGCAACAGAAGCAGGAACTGGTATTACAGGTGGTACTGGAACTATTTACAGAAGTTCTGTTATGAGATCTGGTGGAATTATTACAACAAGAATATTAATAGACTTAACAGGTTTAAGATCGACTGCATCTGGCGATATTATTGGTGTAAATGGAACATCTAATGTTTGTCATATAGGTCAGATTACTGCTGCAGAAAATGGAACAATCATTGCTGGTAGCATGGAATGTTTTGAAGCACCAGCAGGTGGTGATCCTGATATTAACGTACACTCTGCTACAGAAGGTACAGGTGTAGAGGACGGTGCTATTGCAGACTTAACAGAAACACTTCTTGTAAACGCTGGTGATGCTGCATTAGGTACAAAGGTTTACTTTACTGGATTGCCTGCTGCTGATGAGTTTTTATATTTAACATTAGGTGCAACAACCGATGCTGATTATACTGCTGGTAAACTATTAATTGAATTAATAGGCTATGAGGCTTAATCATAGGAGAGAAGTATGGCTGCAACAAGATCTGACGTAAAAGCATTTAACCATGATCAAGGTGCAAGTGCTGCTGTTGTTGGACCTGCGAGATCAAGAATAAGACAAATAGTTATATTTGCTGATGCTGCAGGTGCTTTAACAATAAAAAACGGATCAGGTGGTGATAATTTACTTGTTCAAAGTTTTCCGACAGGATTACATACGTTAAATATACCAGATAATGGAATACTTGCAGAAAATGGTGCATATATTCACGCTTTTACTGGTAGTAGTAATAAGTTGACTATTTTCTTATCGTAATGACAAGAGCAAAGAAAAAACAACCACCTAAAACTAAAAAATACTTTCGCCCCACTAAAAGTGGGGCTGGTATGACAAAGGCAGGTGTTGCTCGTTATCGGAGAGAAAATCCAGGAAGTAAACTTAAAACTGCAGTAACAGGTAAAGTTAAGGCTGGAAGTAAAGCAGCAAAGAGGAGAAAGTCTTTTTGTGCTAGATCTGCTGGACAAGCTAAAAAGCATAATATTAATTGTGCAAAAACTCCTAAAAAAAGAATTTGTGCAACTAGAAGAAGATGGAAGTGTTAGATGACAAGCAAAGAACTACTAAAAATGTTAGAAAAACATGAAGAAGTTTGCAATGCAAGATTCGATGGGATTAACAATAAATTAAATAAACTCGACAATAGGTTATGGATGATTGTATCTTTAATTATTGTCGCTAGTGGATTGGAGCAACTAATTTAATGGTTATGGGTAGGTCACAAATGTCAAAACAAGTGACTAAAGCCCCTGGAAAAAGGAAGTGGAGTGCCAAGAGGAAGAGGAAGATCGATTGCTCACGACCTAGAGGATTTTCTGAAAGAGCACATTGTGCCTCCAAGAAAAGGAGAAGTAATAAAAGGAAGTCCAGTTAAATATTGTTTATACTGTGGCAGAAAAAGATGGACATGTAGATGTCATAAACAAAGGAGTAGATAATGCCAAAAGACGCTTGTTATCATAAAGTTAAAGCTAGATATAAAGTTTTTCCTTCAGCATATGCTTCAGGAGCTATAGCTAAATGTAGAAAAGTTGGTGCTGCAAATTACGGCACAGGTGGTAAAAAGAAGAAAAAGTCTAGTGTACGAAAAGCAAGTACAGGAATGTATATGGGAGCTAAAAGACCAGCAAAAAATAAAAATATCGCAAGAGGTTGTGGTATCGTATTAGCAGGAAGAAGAAAAGAAACAAAGCGTTCATAATGGCAGTAAGAAAAACAAAAGCAGGTTTAGCATTAAAAAGATGGTTCAAAGAGGACTGGAAAGATGTTAGAACTGGTAAAAAATGTGGTAGAAAAAAAGGAGAAAAACGAGGAACTCCTTACTGTAGACCAAGTAAACGTATTTCTTCTAAAACACCAAAAACAACAAAAGAGATGACATCTGCAGAAAAAAGAAGTAGGATAAGACAAAAGGTAGCATTAGGACAACCAAGTAAGGGTAAACCAAGAAACGTAAAACCATTAAGAAGGAAAAGGAGAAAAGCATGAACAAAAATAATCCACAATCAGAACTAGCTATGCTAAGAGATCCCAGTTCTAAAAAGTCAAAAAAAGACATAAAAGTTTCTAAAATAACTATAGCTAAATTAAAAGATCCATCTGATAAACTATCAAATATTGATGTAAAAGGTAAAAAAGGTGGTGGACTTATGAGTGCCATTAATAGAGTAAAAAAAGAACAAGGTGTAAAAGGTATGATGAGAGGGGGTTTATCTGGAGGTAATCCTAGTGGTCCTCCAAGAAGAATGGTTCCAGATCCAGCTTTAATAACACCTTTAAATCCTGGAAAACTAATGGATGTTACTGAAATGGCAAAAGGTGGCTTTATGGATGAAGAAATAGAAAAGCGTATGATGGGTGGCTATATGGAATATAAGGAAGATAAGTAATGGCTACTTCTGGTTCAACAGATTTCGAACTTGCTGTAGATGATTATATCGAAGAGGCTTTTGAGCGTTGTGGCTTAGAAATACGAACAGGATATGATCTTAGAACAGCAAAACGATCTCTAAATCTTATGTTTGCAGATTGGGCGAATAGAGGATTAAATCGTTGGACTATTACTCAGACTTCTATCACACTATCTCAAGGCACTACTGAATACACACTTGATGCAGATACGATAGATATATTATCTGCAGTTATTAGAGATCC